AAATTGTAAATATATTTTATTTCAAATTGTAAATATATTTTATTTCAAATTGTAAATATATTTTATTTCAAATTGTAAATATATTTTATTTCAAATTGTAAATATATTTTATTTCAAATTGTGTATTTTTTTTTAATTATATATGATATGTCAGATCAGATATTTGTATTTAAATTTACTAAAAAATTTTATCCAATTGTAGTCACGTGTATACGTACTATAGGAAACTATAATATTAAATATAGAAGAAATTTACCAGATAAACATATAAGATATATCAAAAATGCTAAAGATTTGTATATAATACACGAATGGAAAGATATAGATGAAAATACTTGGAGAATTCCTATATTTGAATATAATGGCGTAGAGTATGCTATTATCATACAAAACACATCTTATAATTCAGATGATATCGATAATGTCAAAATACCAGAAATAAATATAATATACAATAGTACTTATGTTGTTCCAAATGTATGCGAGGGACCGTTGGCTCTCATTAAAATAGATCCAAATAAAAATATATGTGATACTTTAGATAATATGATAATAATAAATAACTACTATATGAATGGAAATAACATTCATATAGTAAATGGAGTATCGTCGATATGTTATGTGTACTCACGATTGTATAATATAGAATATATTTTTAATACTGAACATAAGTTTGTCAGGATTTACAGTAATGAAATAATAAATAAAAATTTTGCAAAATATATATATACAATAGACGAATTACTCAGAATTAAACCATTATCAGATATTTATATCCTAATAGAAGAATATAATAAATCAAACCTACCTAAAATCAATGTTTATTATGAAAATAACAATATGCGTATAATATCAGAAAAAGATTCAGATATTATAAGAAGTAATAGAGAAATGCCAAAATATAGTACACATAAAGATTTGATGAATGATATATTATTATTCATGGATTTATGGAGAGCTAGCCATTTATTCTATTATTCGCACATCGCTACTTCTTAATATAGTAAGAAACGCAGCAAACGTACCTAAAACAAAAATAGTCTCATTTCTTAATTGTACAGGATAATCTTCAGAGAAACATAAATATATAGAAATAATACATACGACAACAATAATAGTATATACTCTTGGATCATGTATAAAAGAAGTAGAATTATGGTGCAAAAAAATACCAGACATATATAAAATGATCTAAAAAATGAATAATATATAATAATAAACAATGTCTGCAAGAAAAACGGAATATGTGCTGCAGCTTAAAAGAAAAATGCATTACTCTATTCCATTTATAAAGGAAAAATCATATATAGGTGCGCGTATAATAAGTTATGATTTTTCTAAGTTATATATATTATTTAGTAAAGATCCCGGCATAGCCTTTCTATTAGCGCGATTTTATATTAAAAATCATGACAATCCAATAGATGATTATTATAAAGAAATATGCAATACATATGGTTGTGCCAACAAAGTCTCTGCACGAGAAATCCGCTTAGCTCTTTCCGAATAATTGCGGCTGCTGCAAAGCATTATTTTATATCTTTGAAAGAATAAACGATTATAGCGACAAATATATGTAGAAATTCTATTAGAATCGACAAGAAGCCGATTTTTACAAGTGCCGCAACAATATTGGAATATTATTCAGAACCACCTTTTAATATTTTTTCCAGTAATATATGGTAAATCGGCGAATTCTGCTTCATAGGCATATGTTTACCTATAGTATCGTCATAATAATAAAGATTTATATTTTTTTTACCATCTATAGAATAATAATATTCTTGGTCCTCGTGCTTAATTGTATTTACGCGAATATTTTTCTGCTGCGGCTCTCTACATGGGTTTCCTTGTTGCATGTCTAACACTAATATAGGATTATAAAGTTGTTTTCCGTCTGGCACGCACAATTTACAATGCACTAATTTTTGGCGATCTTTATCTAGAGAACTCCAGTGTAACGCGCAATCAAAGGATGCTTCTGCGAGGGATTGCATAAAACTATTATTTAGTTCTTTATGCGATAAGGCTCTATCGTATAAGTCCACATCTGTAGTCGGCTCTACTATATCTTCTTTCTTCATTTTGTTAGGATAATCGCTTAAATATATATAAATCTGTACATTTTTCTCAGATTCGGGCAATCCATCATGACTACCAATACGGACGAAGCGACCTATGAATTGCTCGATACGAGCATCGTTCCAAAATGGTTCTATTACATGGCCATGTCTGGGTCTCTTGAAATCTACACCTTCTACTGCAGCGCCGCTTATAAGTAATACATTTATTACATCTCCATGTATATTTTCTATACTATTAAAAATATTTATTATTTTTGTTCTCTCTTGCGGATCCACATTACCAGAAATAATAGCATAATGTCTCTCCCTTTTACTATGTCCTTTATTTTTTCCAAATGAGTCAACCGATTCACCATATATATCTTCCAAACTCTCTATTTTATCTGTTTTATATAATTCATAACCGTATGCCTCCATTATACGAGCTAAAGCAAATAAACCTTCGCCTGAAACAAATTGGCTATATACTAAACCGGGCTGTTTTATATGTTTACGCAAATTCTGAAGAACCCGCGCGTATTTTGGCGAATATTTATCCACGTTTCGCAAATCTTCGTATTTGATTCTTTCTATGTATTTCTTGCGGGCTTTTGCGCCTCTAGCGGGCCCCAATGCATATTCTGGAATACAATAATTACTTGCTTGTCGCGATTTTACGCGATACGTCGAACCGCTATTTTTAGATGCTCCAAATCTTGCAGCTTTACCTTTAAACTTAATTTTTGCTTCTTCCTTTTCTTGTTCACGCGCAACCATATAGTTGGCAAATTGTATTTCGCTCATATGTATGCGCTCTACTATCGTTGGCAGCTTTTTAGGCAATCCTTTCGTATCTGGCGATATATATATGTTTCCATAATAAGAAACTAGCCCATATATACGATTTTGGAATTTATCTTTATTTTTAATCTTTTTGGCGGCATAGTCCACGAAAAAATCATTAAATTCGCGCTTATCTTCTGAAAATAAAGTATTATATGCATAAGAATTGTTTTTTTTATTGCGGCCTTTTTGTAGGGCTCCTTCTATATCGGTTGACTGTGTATTACCACTGCACATATTAAAGCAGGGTACTAACTCGAATGGTTCGTTTACTATTGGTGTTCCAGATAAGAATATCAACTTTATATCTTTTGTTTTCATTATCAGATCATACAACTGAATTGCATTTTTTGAATTATTCGTGATAGAATTAAAGAAGTTATGCGCCTCGTCTATTATAAGCAAACTGCCTTCTAAAGAACTACCTTTTATAACGTCTTTCATAAATTCTCCCAATCTTTTTTCATATTCTATTTCTTCTTTAGCTTTATCTATATCGCGCATTTTTATATACATATTACTCGCATTCATGCTAACGAATTTGTATTTTTTATATACGTCCTCTATTTGAGGCTCTGAATAAGAATTAGAGAGATATTTTTTAATATTCTGGCGAAAATTAGCTTCTAAACTCTTGGGCAATAGCACCAGGATCTGGCGATCTGGGAAAATCTCGCGATAATAATTAGATATCGTGACTGCAATAAGTGTTTTACCTTGTCCGGTAGCGTGACATACCAGTATTCCGCGTAAATGTGGATTTTTTACGAAATATTGCTTTGCTATAAATTGATGATACATGAGAATTTGTGTTTTATCATAATCTTCTGATTCTAATAAATGCTTAATCTCCATTGGTGTGCTTGTGCTGTTCATATCTCTGATTGGGAATTTATCTTGTTTATTTTCTAAAGAATAAGTTGTATTTTCTTCGTTTTTCATATTATTTGAGTCATTTAGCGCAAAATCTTGGTCGCCTCCGTAAATATCTTGAAAGTCGTATAGATTCATTCTATATTAATGTAGTAAAAATCATATAGAATCGTTCTATATATTGAAAAAAAATAGACAAAACAACCCCCACCCTTGCGGATAGAGGTTGTTAAGTACTTTTATTGTTTTTATTTGATTTTATGTTTTGTACAAGACAGGACAAACTAGGGACTATTGTGGGACAGACAATCTACAAATACCTTGTGATGATGAAGAAATAAGAGATTATTTGGACTTCTCCTCTTCATTATACTTATCGCACGGCGAACCCTTCTTCTTGATATTCTTGCATTTGCTGCAAAACATGCAAGTTCCACGAGCACAGAATCTGCAATGGTTTCTATTGCACTCTGTGATCTTTTGACCAATCATCATTTCACGATTAATCGCTCTAGTATCGCGTATACAAGAAGTAATGATAGTATTTATGCTAAAAAGTCTAGTCTCATAATCCACGGATTCGGGGTCACATAATGCTTGATCAAGCAACATGTCTCTTATTTTACTATTAGGTGCAATAATACAAGCATATAGGTTTCCCATAAACTGTTCAAATTCATCAATCTTCGCTCTGATGTGTAAATAATCATCGGTACCTTTTTCATATTTCAACAATTCAAACATCAATGATGAATATGTTGCTGCCTGATTGTACGAATAAATGAGAGCTCGTTTTGCTTCGGTAGAAGTGTTAGAATTGAACCTAAGCACTGGGTAGAATGTCTTATTAGCGAAGTCATAACGTAACACTATAGGAGTAGCGAACTTTCTATGCTCGATGTCATAGACGATGGCATTCTGGATAGAAGGGTGAGAGTATGTTGTTGCGTTGAATCCATTTGACACAAACTTGGAATTTTTCTTTGCTATAGGATTTTTCATAGATAGCCATTCTAGAAACCAGTCACACAAAGACTCGGTTTGGCCCCTGACGGCATCAGTGAAAGTTTCAACTTTGCCATAAGCAACATCTATCATATGTCCTAAGAAACACAACGACATAGCAGTTATTGCAGCTTGTTCTGGAGTATGGTATGCAGGGCATACCTGGTTTCTCCAACCAAGATTATCAACTTCTCGAACAATGGTTTGCAGAAGAGGTACTTCGCCATACTTAGCGGCAGCTTGTTCATATCTAGCTCCGACGGTCGTTTCTTTACGATCGACAACGGAAGATTGAGCAGACATTATGATTGCAATGAGAGTTAAAAAGACTGTGAAAGGCTTGAAGGCTTGAAGAACGTTTATTCTTATTAAAAGAATGTAATACCAACGCAATATTCAATTTTTTTTATTAACTAAATATAATAGATATTTCAATATATACTGAATAGTTTTTGCTTATTATCATTCAAATATTGAAACATCTATTATAATTATACTAAATATATAACGTAGTAATATTATCGTTCTATCAGATATAACAATGAATGACAGAAATGCACCTCGAAATATAACTTACTATTCTGAAATAGAAAAAATAGTATTTTATATATTGGGAGATAATGAAAATCTCATAGATAGCAATGTACATATATCCAACTCGGAAGTTATGAAAACAAATAAACCTGCTATAGAGGGTGTATATGATTCTCGTATGGGAACTACAGACCATAATTGGAGCTGCCAAACATGTGGAAACTATAAAGGTATTTGCCCGGGTCATTTTGGATCGATTACACTTAAATACCCTGTAAAGAATCCGCTGTTTAGAAATGATATATTGCGCTGGCTCAAAATAATATGCGCCAGATGCGGAAATATAGTAGTCAAGGCAAAAATACAAGAAGGTAACAAGATGAATGAATATACTAAATTAGCTAAAAAGATAACCACGTGCGAACATTGTGGTGAACCTCATCGTAGAGTGATTCAAGATAAGTTGAACCCTGTTAAATTTTTAACAGTTATGGACGAAAAAAAGAAAGATCAACTCAATAGTGTAGAATTGTTTAATCATGAAATAGAACAAATTTTATCTAGAATACCACAGCATATTTTGCAAGAATTAAATATTCCTCGAGAATGCGCACCATCTAATTTTATTCTTAGAACAATCCGCGCACCTCCTAATACTATTCGTCCAGATATGAGGCGCTCGGGTAGCTCTAAAGCTAATATATCAGATATAACAGCCTGCTTAAAGACTCTAGTAGAATATAATAAAAATATTCCTGATGAAATTCCGCGTCGTGAGCAAATAATAAATACTTTGGCCGACTTATATCTTAATATCGATATGCAGTATCAAGCTATGATAAAAACGGGAGGAGGTGCCACGAAATTAGCTACTAACACTAATAAAGCCCCAAATACCATTATGGAAAGATGGACAAGTAAACAGGGCCGAATACGTAAAAATCTTATGGGTAAACGCACTTCTTATATGATTCGCAGCGTTATTACCGGCAATCCTAAATTAAAAATAGATGAAATAGGTATATCACGCACACATGCTATGAATATAGAAATTCCTGAAGTAGTTTACGAGTATAATCGCGACAGATTATCTATATATTTTGCAAACAGAAATAAAAGATATCCCGGTTGTAAGCACATAATAAAAAAATCTGATGGTTGTATGTATCTTATTGATCCTATAGATCCAAACTATCAGCTTCAAAATGGAGACATAGTATTTAGAGATGTAATAGATGGTGATTTATTATGTTTTAACCGTCAGCCGAGTTTAACCTTTGCGTCTATAGCCGGATTTCGCGCTAAAATTATAGAAGGCGACACTATCGAACTTAACCCTATGGCGTGTAAGGGATTTAATGCTGATTTTGATGGCGATTCTTGCAATGTAATAATTACACAAAATATAGAATCTAAAGCAGAGATAGAATATTTATCTCTTTATGATAAATGGTTTATTTCTCCGCAAACACGCGCACCCGTTACTGGTTCTTTTCAAGATGGACTAGTTGGCTTAATGGAAATGTCGAAAGAAGGAATAAAATTGGATAAGTGGCATGCGATGCAGGTATTTAGTGATGTATTAGGAATAACTCCTGATTTTGAAAAGAAAGAATATGAAGGGCGCGACATCATTAGCATGTTGCTTCCAGAAATCAACATATCTGGTCGAAATGCCGAAATCTATAAACCGCAATTTTCAGAAGCGCTAAAATATCATCCGAAAGATATTAAGGTAAATATCGTTCGTGGTCAAATCAAGAGCGGCATTATAGATAAATCTACAGCAGGTCAAGCAAAGGCAAATAGTATATATCATATTATAGCAAACGAATATGGAAATGCGCGCGCTCTGGACGTATGTTATAATCTTACGCAATTAACAGATAAATTTTTATTATATCACGGATTTAGCACAGGAATTAAAGATATAAACATTTCTTCTGATTCTATGCAAAAGGTTAAATATAAAGTTGCCGAAATGTTCTTGAAATCTCGAGAAATTACTAATAAACTCAATACTCAAAAATTGATTGCGCCTATTAATACTTCTCTTTCGGACTATTACGAGCGCGAACAAATATCGGTTTTAAGCCCCGGAGATGATTTTATAGTACCCATATTAGCAGATATAGACATTAATGCCAATGTACTAGCTAGAATGATTCTTCCTGGTGTAAAAGGCAACATGTCCAACTTTGTTAGTATAAATGCTGCAATAGGTAGCCAAAGTATTGGCGGAAAAAGATTCTGGCCACAAGTAGGATGGGGTAGAACCTCTCCATATTTTACTCGTTATGACATGGAGCCGAACTCAAGAGGTTATGTATCTATGTCTTATCGTGAAGGCGTAACGTCTGATGTGTTTCCATTTATGTCTGCGGAAACAAGACATGGTACTATAAGCATGGCTCTTATGACATCTGTAACAGGTGCGCAGAATCGCATATCTATAAAAAATCTAGAAAGTATAATGGTTGATAATTTACGCAAATCAGTTAAAAATCAAAATATAGTACAACCTCTTTATGGAGAATGCGGCGTTGATCCTGCAAGAATGGAAGCTGTAACAATACCCACTTTGATGATTAGTGATGCCGATTTTGAAAAGAATTATCGAGGTCCAGATCAAAAAGAATGGGCACAACTTAAGTGCGATAGAGAATATTTACGTAAAGTAGAAGAGAAATTAGAAATCAACAATCCTAAAGAATATATAACTAATAAGACTAAATATCTTCCTGTAAATATTGAGCGTATTATAGAAGATGTTATCAATTCTTATGCTGATGTTGCTGCAAAAGGCCGATCGCATAAAATAAACGCAGCCGACGTAATACAAAAAGTACATGAGTTTTGCAGCGATATACCTTATATATATCTTAATCAGATTCAGCGAGAAAAACATAGTGAGATTTCCGCACATTATGTATATGCAACTAATTTAGTACAAATAGTGGTTCGCGCCTATTTATGTTATGCGCAACTAGTGCACCGCGGAATCACTCTAGAAATGCTCACAATTATATTGCAAAAAATATATTATTCTATGCAAAAAGCGCTTATAGATCCGGGTACTTCTGTCGGAATCATAGCTGCGCAATGTTTATCTGAACCAATGACGCAATATATTTTAAATAGCAAACATCGTGTAGGTGGTCAAGGTGGCACTAAAACAGATACAATTTCGAGAATTCGCGAATTGCTAGGTGCAAAAGATACTAAAGATATGGATATGCCTAGTATGATGATTATGGTTCGCGCCGAATACGAAGAAGATAAAATTAAAGTTCAAGAAATTGCGAACCATATAGAGATGTTGAAATTCTCCCAATTTATAAATACTACGCATGTATTCTTCGAAGAATACGGCACATTCCATAAACGGTTCGCACATGAAGAAAAAATAGTGAAAATTATAGAAAAGAACAACTATGGAAGTTCGCGACCAGGCGACCTTGCTAAGTGGTGTATACGCTTTAGTATAAATAAAGAAGAGCTATACATCAAAAGTATTAAATTAGAAAATATAATTTTGGCGATTCGTAAGAACTATCCTGAATTATATATTATATACACTCCTGAAAACGCAGATGAAATATTTATAAGATGTTATATTAGAAATAACATGGTACGAGCCAATACTAGAAACTATCTTGGTGATGTTGTTATGAAATATGTTACTAACATCCAGAGCGTTATATTACGCGGTGTAGATGGTATATTTTCAACAGAGATAATAGAAGTTATTAAAAATAGTGTCGCAGATGACGGCTCGCTTACTTCTGCCAAAAAAATATATGCTATAACTACTTCCGGAACTAATTTAGTAAAGATCTTAGAAAATCCTTTCGTAGATCCTTATAGGACACATTCGGATTCTCCTATAGAGATTGCGAGTGTATTTGGAATAGTTGCTGCACGCAATAAGCTTGTAAATGAATTTATTAATATTATGCAGATTGCACACCCTATACATTGTAATGTATTCGCAGATGAAATGGTTTATACTGGTATGATCACATCTATCCAAAATACAGGATTACAAAAAAGAGAGAATGCCAATGTAACATTGCGATTAGCATTTATGAAACCTACTCAAGTAATACAGGGTGCTGCACTTAAAGGTCAGATCGATCGTATCAATGGTGTTTCTGGAGCCCTAATTATAGGATCTACTCCACAAGTAGGAACTATGTATAATAACGTGATAGTAAATGAATCATTTATTACCGAAAACGTCAAAACTGCTAAACAGACTATAGAAGAACTATAGAAACTTACACATATTCAATTTATTTGTATGAGAAATAGTATATATTATTTTTTTTATCTTCTATTAGCTCATCGTATTGATTAAAAATACTATGCTCATTTAAATCTATATGTATGTTATTTATAGGTAGTGCAAAATCTTCTACCCTAAATAAACTAGCATAAGTAACACGGGTGGAATATTCCTTATTGTTATGTGCAGAATAATAATTTTTATATAAACTCGCGAGATCTTTAATAAAAGTAGGGTTCGATTCATTACTATCCAGTGTAAATAGGTACGGCACTATTTCAGTATAAAAATATTCTACTACTCTCATATTTTTTGTATGATCTGATTCTGATATATTTTGTACTATGTAGTTTTCTGATTTATATAAAACATTGATAATTTTTTCATCTTCTTTGTAATCATTTATATCTACTATATTAAAAGATGAACGTTGTTTATCCATTTGTGGTATATAAGGTTTTAGATTTGCATAAGTAGCTTTTCTGATCCTAATAACTGCATCTCTAAAACGTTTATACTCTTCTGTCGTCTGATCTACAGGAGTAGAGTATTTATCGTATATAGATAGTATTTCTATCGGAATTTTATCAGAGAATACCCTTTCGTATAATAAACTCTTATATCCTTTTGTTCTATAAATCCTACATTGTGGCCATCATTTATCTGACAAAGGAGCGGTATCATCGTAATACTCGGTCAGAGACATTTATTATATAATAGATAATAGATAAACATTTCAATAAAGAGATTATCGTAAATAAGAAAACATCCTCAATAATTATAAGCAGACATATTAAAGTTTTCAAGAACTAACCAAAATGATTTTGTATTTTTTTGTATTTTATCCTTAATGAGTAATTCTTTTTTGGACTTTTTATAGATATAATCTATTTTATCTTTGGACTTGGGGCTACATAATACTATTTTTTTAACTAAGAGGATCTCTCGCATATGCTATAAAACATATAAATTATAATTTATATGAATATTATTTATATTCTGAATTACATATATATTATGCTATAGTTTATGACACCATGTTATATTGCGCTAGAATATATGAATATACTAGATAATATATATAATATTAAAATATATGAGTTATGTAAAACTCATGTATCTATTTAATAAATTTGTATCTATGCACTATATATGTTCATCTTAATAATCCGGCTAATCCTAAAAGCCCTATATTTGAAGTATTAGACGGCGTAGCTCTATTAAAAGTGCTCATAACTTCTCTATTTTTTTGATCATTATAATCACTTCTAATACGATCTAGTAAGGCGGGACCAGTTAATCCCTGATAAGCGTCTAATGCACGGGTATACTCGTCAATTGCTATATCTCCATCTCCAGGAGCAAATACATACATATTGACGAGATAGTATAGAGGTATGATTATACAAAATGCAACCATTCCTATATAGAAGAATCCACTGATAACTCCTGTATTATGATAATATATAAAAGTTATAATACCTATTACGATTATAGCGATTACAGAAGACCATATTAATCTAGATTGCGATTTTACTATATATGATTCCCTAATAACTTCTTTTACATGATTTTGTGCATTCTTTCTCTGTTTTTTGATTTCTTCTGCACTCAATGTTTTTTCTTTTTCCATAGTATCATAGATATTATCTATATTGTACATAGTCGTAGCGTATTCTAATATGTTATGATTATAAAGAGTATGCCATGTCGATTCTGAAGGAAAAAGAGTAGCTACGAGCCCTTCTTTTGGTTCTTTCCAACTATATGTTGAGCTTCTTTCTGTTTTTGCTTTATCAAGATTTATACTACCTACATCATATACTCCTATATTTTTTGATTCCTGTGCTAAACTCATTATATCATATATGATATTTTTTGTAAAATTAAATTATATGATACACATAATACTTGTTCTAGTTTATGAGAAACCCAAATAATTTGCGTTCAAAATAACTATGTTAAATATTATCATGATAACTATGTTAAATATTATCGGTATAATAAATTAACACAAGAAAGTTTAATATGTCGACAGGGTCAATTCTTAATCTAGTAGCTACTGCGGATATAAATAAGTATATTCCTGTGAAGTGTTCTACAGATACTCTATTAATAGATATGAAATCTAACACACCTTCTAATATAAATAGAGCAGATACTTTTACAATCGGTGGTATTTTAGTACCAATACATGTCTCGATCAAATTCATAAAATCTTTAAAAATTATAGCCGGAGAATGTATCATTATTAATTTACCTATAGATACTTGGTTAGCTATATTAGAGCATAATAAAAATCAGGAAACTAATAATGTGCGAATAGTAAAGAATCATATATTATTGCCTTTTCCACAAAATATGATAGAGAGTAATTTATCTGATAAATTTGTAATAAAAAACAGACAAGAAATTTTATATTGTTTTTATCAGCCAATGCATATTTTATTAGAAAGCAAATACGATTTCTATTTCAAATTATCTATAAATAATAATTTTTATGATCAAAAGTACAGAAGTGAGCTATTTAGCAAAGCAACAAATCATCCTGTAATGAGTATATGCGAATTTAAATGTGATGAAAATAGCATGAAAAAAACCATAAATTTAAATAGCATGGCTGTATCAAATATATACGTGAGATCTACTAGTAAAATAACAAGGATACGATTAACTTGTAGTGCTATTATTGTCTTTGATTATGACGAATTTATGATAGAACTGTATAGTAAATTAATAGAACATATACCATGGGATGATAGATATATTGAGATTAATCTATGTCATCCTATGAAAAAAATAGAAATTGTTAAAAAATGGATACATGATGATATAGTTCATATAATGGATAAATATATCAATAAAACTTATGATAAAAAATACAGTTATAGTTTTCCATTAGGCGTTTGTATAAATACACTAGATAGTGGTAACTATTGGAATTTTAACAAAATAGATAATTCTTTTTTATATATAGAAACAGCAGGTGGCTCAGATGAAACGTCAGTATATGCAATAGGAAGAAATATATTGACGTATACAAATGGATACGCGGTATTAAAATATTCAACATAATACAACATGTTTTCTTTTTATGTAATATTGCTAAAATAAAAGATAAATGAACAATATATAATGAACGGTAGTATATCAATAGAATATAAAGATTATGAATTACAATTAAGAGGCTCTACATTGTGCAAGTTATTAGAATATAGTAATGATACATTCACTTTAGAAAATAAAATATATGTATCTTTTGTACAATGTAAACCAGAAAAAGAGGTGCTTTTTAAGTCTATAAATGACGCTAGAATAATTTATCCTAAACAACATTTTTATAGACATATCTGCCGTGAAATATCTAAATTAAATTTTATTGAAGAAGTTAATCGTATAGACATAACTAATATAAAAAAAATGATATATACCGGTTATGATTTTGTATTTTTGAATTATTTGATAAGAGAAGAAGGTAAAAACATAACATTTATAATAAAAGATTTTGATTATCAGATTAAGGATCTTTTCGGACCGGACAAATATAGACATCCTTATGCTATAAATTACTGGAATAAATACTCAATAGACGAGATATTAAAGGACAAAATGAAAGGCGATGATGTAGAAAAAAAAATACTAGAAGAAATATATAATAGTAATAAAAATAGCATATTTAATATAGTATCACATACTTTCGGGGGTATATTGGGTGATAATTATGTATTAATAAGATATGGTCCTCCAAATATGTATTTGGGCAGATACTACTTTTTTGTAGATGATAGGGAGCCGCTTCTTGAAGAAAATAAGATGATAAAAAATTATGTAAATAATATTAAAAGCGAGGATAATAGGGCTTATATAGACCAATTAGAGCTTAAAAATAAACAATTAGACATCGTATATAATAACCTGGGTAGATGGACTATAACTTCTGATAAAGATGATAAATATACACAAAGTATAATAATCATGAACCATACTGCTCTAAAACTAATGGAACTGGAAAAATTGGCCGAATATGGAAAATTAAGTATATTTGGAGCCGATCCAGATGTAATGAATGACCGTTCTAAATTAGAAAATATAAGAAATGGTTATTTTGGTGATAAAAAACAATATAGAACGTATGGGTTTGCAACAAACATTAGTTATGGACATGTATTGAGGTTTTATTATCATTATACCTTTTTACGATATCAAGCTGCTGTAGTATATAAAAAAATTAGATTAATAAAAGGATATAAACAATTTCCACTAAATGATGTCGAAACTTGCGAAAAAGCTATTAAAAATAGACGAGAAGAAATTATGAACGATGGAACAATTATTAATTATGCCAACAATGTTACTATAGACGGGACAGTTGGTCAAATACTCAACGAATATATACGCGATAATCTTCCTATATTTTTACCTGGTCAAAATACTGTTCATTTATGGACAGCTAATACAGGGCATCTTAGTGAGTCTAATTATAATACCGTTATCGATAGTATAGAGCATGGGATTGGCGGAGGACAAGCTTCTGGATTTACGCGACATACTACGGGAACGATGCCTTTAATAGTAGAAGGTGTGAGCGTAAAAGATGTAAATAGACTTTTTCAAGTATATCCTATAAATTACTATGCACCGGTATCAGAAAAAGAATCTTATAGTAAAATAAATATGAATGGTCCGACAGTTAAAAGTACACATTTAATAAATACTATTCCTTTATTCAAATTAGAAGAAATTAAATATGATACCCAATTTTAATAGAACTTATATAGTTAAACTACGTATAAATACAATATATGTTTGATATTATTCGTATATAATAATTCATAACTAATATATATCAATAATGTGCTCTCATGATTTAACAAAATGCAAACGGAATTATTTTATATGAAAAAATAGCCATAATAAACGGAGATATGTACTAGTTACAAAAGACGTTCTTGTTCCTTATAACTATGCTATAAAGAAGAATCAGAAAAAAACAAAGGAAAAATACCCAAGATTTAAAATATATAAAGATCGTGCATTTAAGATATTTTTATACGGTATAAATTTATTCGAATCCACAAAAGTTGAGAATAGAAAAATATATGGTAATATTCACCGATACTTTATGTACCGATCTTAGAGTAGTGAACACTTCTATATCATCTCATTATTTAATAGATAGGAAAATGAAATACGAAAATAATAAAGATTATTATATATTTTCTTTGCAAACAGGTTCTAGTTCTCTATTCGTCAGTTTATATAGTTTTAGAAAAGTCGATAATACTTTTACTGTCCATCGTTAATGGATACTGATTTTGTATTATTTGGAGGGTATGACTATGCTGCTATTATGGTAGAATATATATTAGAAGAGTTGATAAAAAATTATAAAAATAATACATTAGAATCGATAATTGTTCAAAAAATAAAAAATATACTCGGAAGAGATGAGATAAATAACATAAATAATTTAAATTGCATCAGAATGCACATATTTGATATGGTAGATATATTTACGCAAGAGGATAAAGAAACTATTAAAAAAGAATGACATATTGTTTGATATGGACGCGATTAACATAAAAATGCAATACTTAAGATCATTTGTAATTTATTTATAGAACATACTCAATTTTGCACTTATTCAAGAAATTTAGCGAGCAATATATATGATGTCATTATTAATTGGTATGGAATGTATAAAATACAAGAATCTTTAGGTTGGTCTCATGCAAAATTCTTTGTTTTTGCTTACTATCATATAATAAATAATAATGCAGAATTTACGATATCTACCCTAGACGGGAAAAGTATAAGTATAAATATAATACAAGAAGATAAAAATATAATAGACATGATAGATAATATAAGAGATAATAATATAAAAGGTTACGATAAGATTATATCTTCTTTAGAATATACGAGTTGCGTCTTTGCGACAGTGTTATATTGTTTAATCAATTCTAAACTTCCTAAAGACCTAGAAAATACTCTGGGGTACAAAGAATATAATAAAGTATTTATGAATTAATATACATATGGAAAACTTACGTGAGCGAAGAAAATTTCAACTAGATAAAGAAGAAGCAATAGATAAATCTCTTGCTACATATTACAAAGATTGTCCGTCTCTAATATATGAATATTTATCTTCTTGTCGCGAAATAAACAGGAAGTTATCGAATGTTATATATAAGGAATTTTCCCTATTTCAATCATATAATAATTACCTTAGAAGTCTCGATACAGTGGACGTGTTGCAAGAAATAGATTTGAAAGGAAATATACGATAAATTGCCAGAAGTATTGTGGAAAGCCAATATAATTAGAAAAAATATGAGATCTATATAATTAAGGACGTATATTATGTTTTTTTGTATACGAAAAAAAATTGAATATTTCATCTCTTAAAAACATTATAATACAAGTACATAGCAAGTAATCCTATTACAAATAGATGTCAGAAAATAAGAGAAAGCACGAGAAGATCAAAGCAATCTCTAAAGTTCGCTCTATTAGATGGTATTTCAAATGGCTCTTTCCACATGCTAAACGAGGAGGTGTATTCTCTAAAATAGACGTAGTAGAGGTAATCAATGCAAATGATATGCAAGTCCCTATTTTTGCATATCGCATTCACCCTGATGAAAAATATATTGATGTGCCGGAAGCATATATTGGGCACATCAATTCTTTAGTAAAAGCAGATATTACTAAATCAGAAGAAGACATGCATAATTTGATCGCCGCTTACCTTATTTACGTACTTAATTTGTATGCTCCTCCAACTCCTGTATTTACAGAGGATTACTACATTGACTGCGAAGTAAGTAAGCCAATATTGAATAAATACTTCTTACCTAATATAAGTGTCAATTTTGAGCATAGATTCACTCCAAACCATGAACAAAAATGCTATAATTTCGAGATTGATAAACTAGAGATCTTCTGTTTTGGAGAGGAAGTAGCCGGCGAGGTAATAGATCGGATCATTGATTTTATTACAGCCGAGGCTCCTCTTTTCATTAATAGCAAAGCGCAATTAGAATTATTCATCAAAGTCGTAGCAATCTCTATTATATGCGATGAGGTAGAATATAATTACGTAGAAGAAGAATCAGATAGCTCCAGTGATGAAGAATCTTCGGATGAAGATATGGAGCGAGCCGACCGCGAAGAATAAGAGATATTAAATCGACCCCCGATATCTCTTAAAGAATCCATTGCGTGTAATCTGTCAGAACAAGCAAATTCTATAATCTATAATTGTTAATCCTCAATTTTTATTCTTTTTTTTGATTCGCGAAGCAGTTATTTTATGATACAAAAAATATAATATACTGGAAAAGCGCACTATTTAGTATGTCTATTGGCATGGCGTTGTTCATAGAGCGCCAACTCTAGTCTTCTATTTAAGAATTCTCTTATTCTATATTCTCTAGAAATATGCTTATTAAATCCGCGAGGATCTGGCACCAAAGGATTCACTCCTATATCTTCGCTAAGCGATCTAGGAATAAGAGCATTCCTAGGTTGAAAGTTCGCATTGTATTTTTCTCTCCTATATCTATCGTTACGTAAATCATCCAAGATCAGCACTGCGTTATAACCTTGCTCTGCTTCTCTATCGAAGAATCCTTCATTAGATGGCATCATGCATCTATGCGACATTTTTATAATATTATCCGCTGTTTTTAGCTCAGTTATATTCATTTTTTTTTTTAGAATATATACATGCAGTGCGGATTCAGTAGAGAAAACATAGATCAATTTTATATAAATCACTATATGAATTAAGATACTGCGAGAAGAAATATTTGAAAGAATTTAAAGAAGAACGCGATAAATATGTACGAAAATATAATAATGATTATTCTAAAATAAAAGAAGAACGTTTGTTAATAAAAAATACAATTATACAAAATTTACACATATTTCTAATAAATATTCTAGAAACCGAGAAGGACGACATTTTAACCGATATTCTAAATTGCAGAGACGTAGAGAAAGAAAAAAATACATTAGAACGATACCCCTATCTTATATTATTCCTAGCAGAATATTATCCAAATATGTACATAAAAAAATGCATCTAGAAAATCGAGTTTATTTTAGTAAATCTTAAATATAAGTTTCTATTTTTTTGTTAAAAAATGAATATATATCTATATTCTATATCATTCTTTGTAGCTAATTCAGAAATACTATTATATAAATGCATTACTATTATATAACATCCATCTTTACATATAACTGCGTGGAAAGAATAAAATTAGGCATTACTTCGTACCCTAAATCGCGGCATAATTCATATAAAACACTCATATATAACATAGAATATGCTAGAGTATTTGCTATAAGCGCGCCTGCTGCGTATGTTTTAGAGTTTGAAACCGAAATATTATTTTATTATAATTCTCTAGGATTGAGGCTCGGATCTAGCGAAAATATATTATGCAACAGCATAGAGTTACTAAATTCCATAATAAATGAAATATATAATTACGCATGCGCAAAGTTTGGCGCAAACTCTGTACAATCTTTAAACCATGTACAATCTTTAGAATGCACTAAAGAAAATGCGGCCGATGTGGCCGAATTAAAGGAACGCGTAGAAGGTCGTAAAATAATAGAAAATAAACTCGCGCAACTCAGTAGACGTGCTCTTTTTCCGGTAAAACTGCGAAATTATCAAATACACGCGGCCGAATCATTTAAGCGGCATTTTGTTAGCGACAACAAAGGTATATTAAATTGGGCACGCGGCTTAGGTAAAACTATGACTTCTTTATATATATTAAGCGAAGTATTATGTTATAAAAATAACGCAACGAATATGAAACGCGCATTAATAGGGGTTCCCTCGATAGCTATACTAGAACAATGGCTTGATGTTTTATCTAAAATAGATATTTTTGCAAATTACACTAAAATAGCGGCAACTTCTAAAAATATCGATAATATATTATGCACTACTAGTGCAGAAGAACTAAAAAATTATATAGAAGATAGCCAAAATGTTATAGTTCTCACTACTTATCACTCATCTAAGGTATGCATAGGAATAGAATTTGATTGTGCGATCTATGATGAAATACACCATTTATGCGGCGAATTGCAGGAAGATTGTATAAATAATTTTAAAAATATACTGAAATGCAGCACACGAAAGCTTATATGTCTTACGGCAACTATGAAACAATCCTACCTATCCGACAATAAAGAATGTCGCACTAGCACCATTTCCGATAAATCAATTATTAGTAACGATAACATTGCGATTTTTGGATCAGTTATAGACTATAAATCGGTACAATGGGCAATAAATAATAAGTATATTACCGATTATGTTTTACTTGCAATAGAAACTCCGCCGGATACTTTGAAATATATTCTTAAAGATAGAATAAAAGATGCCGCAAACGCGAGTCTGTTTCTATCTGCGTTTTCAGTGTTGTATGGCTTTGCAAATGCAATAAATAATATGTCACATACTTTTATATATACCAACAGCAAATCAGATAGCGAATTAACATTAAAATATATTAAAGAGCTGTTACTCTGCGGTATTTTTCCTATTGACTCCGCAGATATATATTTCTGTTCTATAAATAGTGATTCTGTCGATATATCGGGGAACATATCATCGTTTCGAGCAAGCAGATATGCCATAATCGTATGTGTTTATATGTTAGGCGAAGGTTTCGACGATCCTATAATAGACTCTTTGTGTATCGGACAGCAAATGGTATCCAAAATAAGAAGCATACAGTCGCTGCTACGCGGAAATCGCCGTAATTTGACTTCTCCAGATAAGATAAATACTATAATTTTTCCCAACATAGACATAGAATCGGTATATTGCGAAACTATGGGTCAACTATTGGAAAATATGCGAAACGAAGATAGGAACATAGAAGAAAAAATAAAATGTATTAGAATAAAAAGATGCTCCGAACAAAAGCAGCCGGCAGATGTCGCCAATTTTAATAGCGGCCTTGTACATGATGAAATAAGCGAGCGCCTGTGTTTTAGAGTTTTTGATGTTAGGCGCATGAATAAAACTGATCTATTTAATAGATATTCTGCTTATAATAGGAAGTTCGCATTTCGCAGAATATCCGATTATGAATATGCCGCATTAGATCCTAAATATCATTTGTACTATATTCGGCGGCCTACCGAGTATTTTATCGAAGTGTGGAATGCAGCAGGTGGCTGGTATGCATTTTTGGGCATAGATACTTCGTTATTTCCATCTACAAAAGATGCATGGCGCGAAAAATGCATAGAATTATCTATAAAATCTGATGCGGAATATTTGCAAGTATGCGAAAAAAATAATATGCCTATAGATTATGCCATATATTATAGACTTAATATAGAAGATATCCCTTGGACAAAAATACTATATTTTAATTATTAGATATTTCTCATTATATTTTATAGAATATTTCGAAATAAATACTATATGAGAGATCAACTATCATTATAATATATAAAGAGAACGGCTAATTATTCCCCTTTTATGTATCTTTTTTAGTATATAAAGATTGTGCAACTCTAAATGCATCTTTCATCGATTCTTTATTTTCTGGTATCATTATTTTCGTTCTCTTTAATTTTTTCATAGAAACATGCTTTATAGTAGTTCCTATCATTTCTGCTCTTATTAATCTATCAAAATTATCTTTTAAATAATTATATACATAATAAGTCATATTTTCAGCATGAAACTTCATAATAGCATTATCCGCTGAACAACTAAATGAGTCAGAAATATAAATAGAACTATTTCCGCCGGTGCCTATTATGATGCACAATTTTTTATAATCTGCTACATCGCTATATTTTATATTTTTTCCAGATGTATAGAACGGGAAATCTCCTTTAGAGCTTCCGAAGGACGCGGCTCTATTGCTCTTTGGTAAAAATTCACATAATTTATCTAATTCTATAAATATATATCCATCCAATGCTTTAATTTCCTCTTTTACATACTCAGAACCCAGTAAAGAGCATTCTTCTGTAGATAGTATTTCTTCTTTCGTAGCTACTGATAATAAAGATTTCTTACAACCTTTAATAGTATCCTTCATTTCAGAAATATAGAGATTTCCATTCTTATCTTCGGCATACATGGTATCTGAGTATTTTTCTACAATTAGATTATAAAATTTGATTTTCTTAGTAGATCCTTTATTATCAAAACGAATTATAGATGTTTTTGTTGAAGTATTTTCAAATTGATCGCTAGGTATGCTTACGATCATTTTTATATTGAAATTATTTAGTAAATGCGCACGTAGCCCTTTATATTTTTTATCAAAGAAAACACCTTCTTTAAGAACACCTATTGCGGTTCCGCCGTCTTCTAAAAGAGCCATCATAAGAATTAATGACGTTGCTTCTTTATCATTTCCTGTTAATTTATATTTATTGGCATAATCTCTGATAAATGCGCTAGAATTTGCTACAGATGTTTTAGAGGAATCATATTTGCGTTTATCTATCGAATCTAAAATCTTTAAAGAAGATAGTTGATTTGCTCTTCTAATAATCAATTCTCTATTATCGTCTTTATTATCTTCTAATTTTTCGATCTCTTTTCTTATATGATTTTGCAGCATTTCTCTAGCTGAGACTTTTGCAGATTTTACATTTTTGTCGCCTCCGTATGGTGGATTTGTTATAATATAATGAAATTTCCTTTCAAATTCATATGTAAAAGTATTAGCGCATTTAATATTGTGCTGCATATTGGGCGGATAATTAGTTAAACACATAAATTCTAACCCAGCGTATTTTATAACATCGTCGTTCATATCAACATGATATACTTTTTGAAGATTTTTATTCCAATCAATGGTACTGTGCGAATTTATTAGATGATTAATATAACCTATCGTAAATCCACCGGAACCGCCAAAAGGATCTATCATAGTATGGATATCATTTTCTACAATATCTATTTTAGCTACTTGGTTATATATAAATTCTATAATATGTCTGTCTGTAAAATATGCACCCATTTCGCTAATTGCGGATTTATCACGACCTACAAAATACTCATATAATTTTCCGGCTAGTTGTACTTTTATTTTAGATGCCGCTTTAATTAAATAATCGACTTCTTGTATTATATAAGAAATGGTCTTATTTGTTATATTTCGCGGTATCGCGTATAATACGAATCTATTAGCTTTGCTAGAAATGAGCATCTCTTGATATCGGACTATATCATTATATATGTTATAATTTTCGTTTTTTGATAGATCTAAAAGCCTAGAAAACTTACATTCTGGGTTCAATTCTATATGTTCATATAAATTATTCGTTTCTATCATAGCTAATCCGTAGAATAGATTAAATACCTTTAATGCGTTCATACCATAACCTACTCCATTATTACGCAAGAAATTATGTGTATCGTGTATTTTTTCTTTAAGATCTTCGCGGGTGGCTATTTCCGTGTTTTGCGGTTCTTTTTCTTCTACAAGTAGCGACTCATTGATACTGCATCGTTTTTTATGAGAAGTTAGCCCACGCTTTGTTTTATAAGACTTGTTGCAATTTTCGCAGTTAAAAGACATAGTATAATATATCTGTATTTGTAGTTTATATGATCTTTTAATGATAGATTTATAATAAATAACTTATACAAAATTCATTTTTTACTTAACTTATGAATCAAAAAAAGACTAACTTATCTACTTGTTTTTGTCCAAAAAAAAGAATAAAAATCAAGGGATTATGAAGTAGACATTGAGACAGAAAAAAGAGAGTATTGTTGTTTATAGTTTGCTTGATAAGATGCGATATGCTTTCAAGAACGGCATATCTTGTATATCTTTAGAGACAGGAATATCAAAATCTGATTGATTGGTATTGACAGAGGTATCGTCAATTAGCCAATAATCCGAAGTGACATTGTCCAACTCTTTAGTTTCTTCTTTAGGGTCATTAGAAGCGTCAGGATCAGCTAAGTAGAACTTAGAGAGCATCTCATCAATCTCATCAACGTCGTCCAAGTAGAACTCAGAGATTAAATCATTGATCTCTTCGGAATCAGAAGCGGACTTAATATTCCTCCTCTTCATCTGGGGTAATATCAAAATTCTCTCTATCGTTAAACAACTCAGGCAAACAACACAAGATATAAACTAACATTTGTTCTTTGGTTTTAACCCATAGAGGGCAGGCCCTAAGGATATATTCTTCAATAGCATCTGCCAACCCAGAATAAGTCTTACCGTTGTGTTTTACGACAAGCACTGTAATCTCAAATGATATATACTCCTCGGATACTCGTTCTCCTGTACTAACATCATACCAACCCATATAGGATGGAGTGGTTATGCGTTCAAACTCGCTAATAGTAAATTTTTGGGACTCATCTACTATATATTTGATTTCGGACTCAGTATATCCGCTGCGACCCACCAGAAATTGCGCTACTATAGGTCTTTTAGGTCCATCTGGATCGATTATGGTTCTTGATATCTTGCAGGTAAGTTATGAGTTTTTAAATGGTAGAAAGAAATATTTGTGGCGTTATGATAATTTTTATACCACTAAATAATTCATTTTTTTACTATAAATGGATAATACCATATCTATTCGTTCTATATTTCTGAATAATTTTATATATATCTATAAAAAATACGTATATTCTGGGATGCTATCTCATATATTATCATTTTCAGCATAATCCTTAATCATATCTATAAGCTCCTCTTTTTTCTCTAAATAATGATTTTGTCAATTTTCTATCTCCATCTTTATTTACCATCATAAATATAAGCTCTCGAAATCCATAACTAGACGGGTAAAACAGATAATTTATAAAACTGGTATTAAAATATTTCTCATAATCTGTTCTTGCTACGACTATGTCGCAATATTGGAAATCATCATGAGTGGTTTCTGGTGTCTCGTCTCCGTTTCCTCCTAATTTATGTATAATACTTACATCGTTATAATTAACAGCATGAGAAATATCTAATACTTCTTTTAAATCCATTTTATATATATAATAGTACTAAAAATATTAGTACTATTACTAATAATAGTAATTATTATAGTAATATCTTATAATATATCTTTGTTCTTACAATTGTTAACATTTTCTGCAATTGGATCTCAAAATATTAGTGGTGGCATTGTTATCAATTCGAGAGATACTATAGTTGTTGATTTTTTAAACGTGGCTGGTGAAATAAATAAATTTTTGACCGCTAATAATCTGGGAAATATTTTACACCCGGATACAGGCATTAATATAAAACTAGCATTAATAATGGTAATTTCTATGTTGAGAGATAAATATAATAATAATGAAATACATATAGTACTTAAGAATACTGATGATATGGTAAAAATCATGGATATGATATCATATGATCCTGTACATACTAGGGAATCAGTAGAAGTTTTTGCAAATTTCATAAAAAATGAAAATGGGATAATACATGATAATTTCGTAAATAATTTATTTATTGAACAAATATATCTACAGATTACGAAAGAGAGTCCTCATATAGTAGATGACAAACTACCATATATAATAGAACATATAATAAATATATTAGTATTAAATAATATAGATAAAACCAACCTACACGTGAATATAGCTTATAACAATCCTTTACTATACAATTAATAATAAACATAATTCGGCTTGGCATGATGATATCAAAGGAGTTAATCTATTTTCAGAAGCTTTATTAAAACAAGAATTTAAGCTGAAATATGGTTATGAAAGAAAAGAGACTTGGGATCATAATAAATATTTATTATACGATGGTTCTGAGGATAGAGAAAAACATAATTATAAGGCTAGAGATGATTATTTAGCAATTTTTTTAACTGAAAAGTTACAAGAACAGACAGCCGAAAATAAAGAACAAAGATCAGTATATTTAATATCTAATGATGATATGAGTCCGAGTAATTATTCATTATTAAATATATTTTATCATTATCATTTCCATAACTTTCGAATGATACATAATAGACCATCATATGATTATCGAGTATATCGCATAAATCCTAAATGTAATGAAAAAAAAAAATATCAATGATAGTATAAAAAATAAGTTAATAAACTTTAGAATATATAATAGAAATGATATAAGGTATCCTAAAGAAATTAGATTACCACATATTAATTATTACAATAAAGGCGATACTATATTATATGGTTTATTTGATAGATATGATTGTAATATAAATGATATGTCCAATTATATAGATAGTATAATTGATTATATTTATATACAAAATAGGTCAGATAAAACTATATGCGTATTAAAACGCAATATACATTATCCATTTCCTAAGGATAAACAGGATAAACAGGATAAACAGAAAACGATATTATGCTCTGCTACATATGATAGTTTTTTTCTAAATATTCTAAAAATAGTAACAAATTTAAAACCTCAAGTTAATATTTATATGATAAAAAACAGCACAAAGATATATAGGCAAAAGATATCGGAAATATATGCTAATTTAGATGATATATTTAAAAACCCTATAGATTTCGATGATAAAAAATGCATCGTATTTTTTTTTTTTATTTATAATAAATATTATATAAGCATGAAATTAAATGACTACTACAATGCTAAAAAACCTATATTAAATGACTGGTGGCCGAATTGTAAAATATTTGAAACGTCAGACGAATTTTTAAATACAAATTGGAAAGCTATATTTATACCTACTATTTTTGATATTACTGTCGATGGTAAAATAATATCATTTCCTCTTTATATAGAAAATAATTCACAGGATAATGTAGATTATATAAAAATATATTTTATTGGAGATAAAAAACCAATAGAATACTGTATGCTTATGATAATAGTATTAAATAATAAATTGTTAGAAGACGAGATAAAAGAGGTAACTGATGAGAAAATGAAAGATATATTATATAATAATATTGCTATATTTTCTTCTCAAATTTACGGAAGAGATTGCTTTGAGTCTTATAAAGGAGATAGAGGCGTAAAAGGCATAATGCATTTAAGATACGACCTATTAAGATATTTTACTTTTATTAAAAAAAGAGATGCTATAATAACAGGCGTATGGGATTCGGCTACTGCTATTATAAAAAATAGTAAAAATAATAAAAATTTATTATTAGAAAGGGCATTATCTCCCAATATACCTCTAAATCAAGTATCTATTTATGATAAATATGCGACTCCTATGGATGAAAGTACGGAAGAATATAAAATATTTAGAGATGCGGTATCCTCTCTTAGAGAGATAACATATAAAGATATTAAAAAGTATATAAATGAACAATGTATAGATATAGATAAATATAACAATGATGATAAAATTATAAATGTTTTATTTAAGTCAGAAAATCACGAAATACCTAATGATAATGAATCTAGAGTAGTCGATATTTTTTATGCTAAATATCGGGCTTGGGCAGATCATCACGATGATACTAATCTTATGAATATTTATTTATTAACTGAATATCATCATAGAGCCAATTATAATAAAAAATATTATTTATGTATTACATACAATTCGCTATACCGTTTTTTTGGAGAACCTATCCATAATACTCATATAGATCTTGATACTCTTAAATTATATAATCAATTTGGAGAAATTGTTACAACTTTCTAATTATCTGGTATTTCTATTACTTTAGCTATATTTATAAGATCATTATCATTGAATATATTATCTATAAATTCTAAACTATCTTTAAATATATTTTTATATAATTCCGCTACAAAAGAATCATATGTATAATGTTTTATAGAAGATTCTTTTTGTTTAATTACTACATCTTCGTGCGCGCCTTTATCTAAATAGTCTTCTTTATCTAAATGACTATTCTTTCTTCTCCAATGTTCTATCTCGTGCGGTAATAATGCTGATTCGCCATTTGATGTATATATTCCTTGTATTTTTCTATATAATTCTATGGATTTTTTAGTTTTATATAATGATTTGTTTAATTTACAGTATTCTAACATACATTGTACAGTATCGTATACCAATCCTCCAGTATTTAAATTCATATTTATTACTAATTTATTTTCAGCTTTATTATAATAACCTAGCACATGTACATTATCTTCTATTACTTTTGATTCTACACTAGGTATACGGTTATTGTTGATTAATGGTATTTTGCGGCCATTTATATCATAAAAGTTATATAGATGGCTATTATACCACCTATCCATAGATTTCACATACTCATTTATATATAATTCATTGAATTTATTTATAAACGGTTTACATGATTCGAGTATTGTTAATTTATCTATATTCTCCTTATTCTCCTTATTTTTATTATATCTTTTATTTATAGTATTTGGGTCGAATTCATGTTCTTCGACTCGCTTTATAATATTTTTATATTTATTATCCATCCATTTAAATATAATATTAATAGATTTAAGCATTAGGTTATTGCTTTCTGAAATATTGTCAAACGTATCATTGTTTTCTTCTGTATTATGAGAACCATAAGAGCTTCTAGACTTATCTTTAAGTTCAGGTACTTCATAATGTTCTTTTAAAACAGACGATAATTCATTTTGTAGTCTATTAATATTATCTACTTTATATTTATCAGGAATTTCCTCTGGTAGAACAAACTTATTTATAGTAATTTTTTTAACATAGTGCCATATAGTTGACATATCAACATCAAATTTATGAGAGTTAATAATATTTTTACAATGTATTAATCTTGTTTTTATAAAGTCTAATATTTTTAAATTAGAAACATTATTCCTGTATTCAAAATTATAAAAATAATCTTCAGGAGTTAGCAGACTAGTTTTAGGTTGAGGATATACCTGGAATAAATCATCTACTATAGACCCTTTTAATATATTTTTCATATATAAATCGCTATTATTACACATAAGTATTACTGCTTTATAAAAGATCACTCTTTTTAATACATTACGAAAGTTATTCTTTTGTAAATCGGACATTATTAATTTGGACCTACTCTGTACAGGTTGATACGTATCTACTCCAAAATTTACAATAATATCAAAATACAGTAAATTTTTGCAAACATGTACAAAGACATCTTCGCCCGCCTCATCAAATGTATTGTTTATAATATCTAATAAGCTACAGAACGGTATATCTTTGGTATAAACTTGAGATATAGTATTTTCTTTTCCTTTAAGAATATATATTTTTATATTATTTTCTAAAATAGTAAAATATATTTCAGAATTATCATTTATAGACTTTCCGTTATATGTAATGTCTACGGTTTCGTTCGGTATATACTTTATGATATTATCTATATAATATTCTATTCTTTTCTTATAATAGAATAATTCTTCTGCATCCCCTTTTAATAATAAACTAATAGTAGTTCCTCTGATATCTTTATTTTCTGCAGTATATATTTCTATATTTTTTCTTATATCGTATATTTGGTCTGTTTGCAGTATTTCGATTCTACGTTTTTCCGGAATATCTTCAATACGATAATACTTATTGTTTTTTCTTGTTTCTATTGTGACCGTTTCTGCTGCTCTATAAACGTTAAAAAATCCTGTACCCATTTCTCCTGCGGTAGTCGCATCGTCTTTTGATTTGGTAGAATAAAAGGGTATAGACATGGATAATATATTATCCATATTCATACCTACATAATCTCTTATTTTTACAGCCATTCCTTGTTTATCTTCTAATATGATTATATCGCATTTTTTATTTGTTACATCAATATCTGATATAATAGCATCTCTAGAGTTTTGTATTAATTCTATTAAAACAGAATCTATTGCTAATTTTGCCGTACCTGCGTCTGTTGCAATTGGTATTATTTGTAAATTTATATCACTAGACTCATCTTCTACTGAAGAAATATCATTAAAATCTAGATTATTGTATAAAAATGTAGATTTAATAATATTTGTTAAATATACTTCTTCATATTTTTTAATCAATTTTATATCATCTATAAAAATATCTCTATATCCAACAATATCATAGGTTTTTTTATCTAATATCGTATCTTCTATTTCTTTTCTCCAAAACATATCCGCTATAGATTTCATTACAGATGATAAAATATTATAATATATGTTTCCTTTACCAGCATACCAATATAGGCTAAGTAGAAAATCATAAGATTTTTTATCTTTTAATTCATTATCGTAAAAATAAGAATAAAAGCCTATTAATTTCTCAGAGTATTTTTCTATAGTTTTTTTCCATCCATCCGACCAAGCGGTATGATTATTTTTATGTAATACTTGATATAATCTGTTAATAAAACTACTGCCACTGATATGCGATTGAAGAGATTCAATATAATCAGAACTTCTAACATAAAAAAAGGTGTTAATTAATGGCATAGAAAAATATACTAATTCTTTATAATCTAAATTATGATATGTATTTTCGTCTTCTATATTCGTATCTGCTATATTTACATATCTGCTACACATTTTGTATATAAAATATTTTGATTCTTCATCACAACTAATATAGTCACGAAAATGTCTAGCTATTGGTATAATATATCGAATATTATCTATTTTTCTATTTCTAATATAATTTAAGTTTTCCTCTAGATTGCAAAGCGATAATTTTTTATTAAAAATTATAAAATTTATCATATCTTGACTACTATCTTCAGATATTAAACTACTTGTTTTATTGCTATACTGTGTTTTATAAATATCACCTTTATATTCTACTCTATTGCTTATTGTGTCATGTATTATATATTCCGATTCGTTAATTCCTGCCTTTTTAAAATAAGATTTAAACATACATATTTTATCTTGTACAATCGAAATATCCATATTCTCGATTATTGATGATTCCCCAGATAGATCTCCATAGTGTATTTTTTGTTCGTACATGTTTCTTGTTTCTAATATATCAATAATATGTTTTATAAGTTCCTTCCTACTTATTCCAATATTGTACACTAGAACAGATAAGTAAAAAGATATTATACGTATAAATAATTCTCTATAATCCATACAAAGGTAGAAACTAACAGAACGTAATCTTATATCAGTATCGTCATATAATTTTGCTATTGTATTAAGTAATAAATCTTTATGTTCTTCCTCAAATTCTTCTCCTATCTTAATACTATTATATTTTATTATATCTATTATATGCTTATAACTCATCATAAAACTATATGTTGCAGTATATTCCAATAATTCCATATTATATCTTTTATATAAATCAGGAGTACCATTTTCATGCTTATATTGAAACGAGTTAATTACTTTCTTCTCATTTAGGTCAATATTATTTTCTTCATAAATATATATATTTTCTTTTGACACTATATTATTTATTATTTTAGATACCATATCATTTATAGAAAAAGTTCTATTATCAACAATAGGATAGAATATGTAATAAGGAGTATCTAAAGTAGTGGGTGTCTTAATCGGCGAATCATCTTTTCCGATATTATTAATAAATATAACGTATTTATTGTGAAATACGTTTTTATGTGCTATATTATATGTTATACTACTGTTAGATATAGTATATATATCTGGAGTTTTACTATTGTTAGATATATCATATATATCTATGGGGGTTTTACTAGATAGTTTTTCCTCTATTTCTAGATAAGAAAAATTATTAGAAAGTATAAGTTTGGTATTTGGCAATATATACTTCCATTCTCTTAAGTTATTTCTAACAAATATAATAGGTATTTTAAGTGACGTTTTAATATCATTTAAAATATCATTTAAAATCGATTTATTTTTTATATTTACTGTATAATTTGCGTAAGCTTTATTTATCTTATCCAGATAAGTAATATCTTCTTTAGTATTTACTAAATAAGTAAATAAAGCGAGATAGGTTCTATATAAATTTTTATACGTAATGTCATTTAATAAAAAATCATCTCTTGCAACAGGTAAAGCAGTCGTTCCCGGTAAATGCAAAGCAATATCATAGTCAGAATCTATAGGTAATCTAAAAATACAAACTCTACGAACAGTTATACTAAAATAGGCGGTCTCGTTTTGTTTTACCTCATCAAAAGAAAATAATTTGTTATCTGGTATAGTTTCTTCAGCAGACTTAATCTCCATACCTTTTGTTGAGCTACTTGGAATGAATAAAGATTTCATTATGATATCTAATGGTATTCCGGAAGCGGCATCTCTTATTGTAATTTCATTATTATTAATAAAATATAACACTTCTTTATTGGATTCATCAATAGTTGCTTTATTGGATTCATTGATAGTTGCTTTATTGGATTCGATATACTTAGTATAGCTAATAAAATGTCGGAATTTTTCTACGTCAGAACCATCTAACTTATTTTTATTGTCACATAATAAAGATATAGTCGTACCTGTATTTTCTTTAGTAGTTGTATATTTTATATTAAAAATCAATTCTGGATCTTTTTTTATGATCATCGTATATCTATCTTTATTCCCTTTTTTGTTATCGCATGTTGTGGTAATTTGTATTTCTCGCCCTTGTGACTTCTCTAATAAGAAATATAAAAAAGAGAAAAACCCCATACCAAATCTACCTATTTTTTCAGCAGGATTGTATGCATCTACGGAATTTACTATAAGTTCAACTATAGCCTGATGCGGCACATTAAATATTCTAGATGAAGCGACTCTGACTAGGTTTTCAGAAATAGTTTTACCTATATTGGAGCATAATCCTCTATCACATGGTGTACGACTCTGCGGAGGCATAGAAAAGAAAAAAGGATAAGAATATCCTTTCATTCCACAACACGTAATCAAAAATAAAGGTATGTATGTATTGTTATCAAGATAGGTCGAAACATTATTAAATACGCAGAACGATCCTATAGCTTTTAGTATTTTTATTTCAACTGAATTAAGTTTACTTAGATCGGCAAAAGATCGAAGTTTACTTACTATAGAATCAAGATTACTTCTACATGTTGCATAATTTTTTATGTATAACGATAAATCTTTTTTATATGTTTCAAAATTATAATCTTTTGATTCTTTCACATTACTTAAATTAATATTATTATTGGCTAATACTTTAATATTTATACGCGAATTATCGCTCTGGTCATTTTTTTTATAAATATGGACTAATTTTCCATCTTTTAGTTGCATAACGCATTGTATGTATTTAATAGAGTATTTAGATGGAATTGCAATAGATATGTCGTCCATTTATATAATATATTATATATAATATATAAATCAATTTTATGTCTTATTATTGATACACTATCAAAATAATATTATTAATTCTCTCTTATAAAAAATTGAATAAATCGGCGATATTTAAAATAAATATGGCTCCATGGAGTTATGCACCAGATAAACCGCCGAGTAATTCTCCAGCATCGGTTCCTTTACTCGTATTGATATTTGCCGTATGTTTCTATTTATTATTAGTATATTATAATGCAGCGCCTTATATAGTAAAATATCCATGTCCAACCATAAGAAATCCCTTTGCTACTTGTATGAAATGGCCTGATGATTTTACATATTGGACGCCATGGTCATATAAAAAAATGAATATTTAATAGATTAATAAATCATTTCCTATATAATTACAATTACTATTATGGATAATAAGAAAAACAAGCTTGTTTATTGCGTAATTGCTAATTTTAGCATATTATTAATGGCCGTTGTGGTCGTAATATGTTTTCATGATGATGAATCTAAGTATTTTCGCTTTGGTCCAAATAAAGAGCTATTCCTTATTTCTGTGCATATCGATACTTGGGCCAAATGGATGGTTGCGGTTATCTTAATATCCGTATTTAAAATTGGCGATGTCGTGGTTAATGAAATAGGCAGTCCTATTTTAGGGTTTAATATATATAACCCCGATAAGAAACACATAACAGATTTTACTAAGAATGAAATTAATATCTTAGCAAATTCTATGTGGTTTATTAATGGTATTCGTGGAGTTCTTATGTCTGTCGTTGCTATTACTCAAATAGACCTAGCATTATGCGGCGTATTGATATCGGAACTAACTACAGTATTTACTATCAGAATGCTCCTTAACGAAAAGACATTTGGGTTGCAAAATAACATCGAAAATGAAAACAATGTAGGAGAAGAACATGAGTTATTGGATATTGCGATAGTCTAATTTTACTAATGTTTAGTTATTTTTTTTTTTTATATTTTAAAAATATCGGTTAGGTTGATATATAATAGATGAATAAAATATTATATGATTTCTTTTCTAAATACAAAAATTGAAATTTCTATATAATAATAAAGATTAATAAAATGAGTCAAATCGATAAATATACGGTAAGCTATTTGCGTAATAAATACTGTAATTACGAAAATAAAACTTTAAATGAACGTAGATATGATAAAATAGGAAGATTACACGATGTAGAATATTATCCTTTAGGTGACGTATATCCTAATTTATATAATAAAAATCTATTAAAACTACCTAGAGTCTTTGTAGAAGAAAATAAAGAAGTCGATGAAAAATGGTTTTTAGATTATTTAACATACCAGAGGATACATTATTCTATAATATATCTCCAGCCAGAAGCATTGAAAAAGCATTTGGTAAAAAACTATAAAAATATTTTATTGGGAAATCCGTTTTTACTCTTTACAACAGCTAATATGGCTTATTCTATAGATAAAAATGCGGATTCTGTAATAGAAATCATTAATATATTGGTTAAAAATTATGATAACTATGAAGAGCTCATAGAAGATATACCGAATGAAAATACCGAATATATAAAATCTATGATTTATGATCAGATACCAGATAGTAACGAAACTCCATGTTATATATGTTTAGAATCCAGACCATTTAAGAGATTAATTTATCCTTGCGATTGTAAAAATCCTATACATGTCGAGTGTTTGTTGCAATTAGAAAAACATAAAAGATTAGATAAATGTTCTATATGCACTGCTAAATATAAGATAAATGAGCCTGTATGGAATACTAATAGCGGAATAATAATCAAAGAAGCCAAAATAGAAACATTCTTTCCGCATAATGATTTTTACCCTATTCCCTTAAGTTCATCTCGTTCTCTACATAAAGTGACGGGAATGGACCGATTAGATTTTGCTATTATGTATCTTCAAGTCGATAGGGTTAAAGAATTATTACAATCGGAAGATATACTACTAGAGTTAAAAGACCATTATCTTGGATACAAGGGCTATAAACAAACGCCATTAATTGCTCTATCTACAGGAAATATAGGAGATAACTGTAATATTAATTTTGGAAATAATCATATCGCTTATATAAGAATAATTTCCATGCTATTAAAGACAAAAAAGATAGATATTGATGCAGTAGATGCGTTTGGTAAATCTGCTGAAAAATATATAGAAGAAAACCGATTCATGTTTCTCAAACAATTATTAAATTCATTTAGATCAAATATTGATCGAATAATATATAAGATCGAACTATCTTCTTAAGAAATACTGCCAAATTTGATTTTTTTTATTTTAAATGTACTCTATCGATATATAATATTTTTAAAACTAGATGAATTCCGGAAATACTAAATTTCATACTTCTCCTAGTGCTGAACTGGGTCGTAAATTAGTATGGGTTACACATATATGTATCGTATGTAATAAAGAATATGATTGCGATAATTGTTCAGAACAGTTTGATGATTCAGTCCCAGAATCGGCAAATACAGAAGAGATGCTGGACTGTATTCTCGATTCTTGTGATGAATATATGAATTGTTTAGATTGCCGATCATAATTTATAAAAATCAGATTATGTTTATTGGAAATTGAAAAAAATAAAATCACAGTATAATTCTATTTAACTAGTCAGTCAATAATGGTCAGTCAATACTATAGTTATACTATACAATATACAAGCTCGATATCGTTCGAAACGAGCCCTCCCATATTATTCACATAATCTGATAATTTTGTATCATGGGGCCAATAAGGTTTATTTCTATCATACTTATTTAGATTTCCTCTTTCGAATTTAAGTATTTCTATGCGTTTATTTCGTTCTCCGCATTTATTTTCTGTCATAGTTTTGATGAGATCCCCTATTTTTTTATCAGGGTTATACTGTTCTATCCAAGCAGGTCCTTTACCTGCAATACCTATAATTCCTATCCAATAGACTAAAATTCTGGGCATCTTTATATTATTATTTAATCTATGAATAATTCAATTTTGATCTGATATTATTCTATATAAATGATTACTAACCGAATGTAGTTTCTTATAATTCTTTAATATACGCGATTAAACTATCCTCTTAAGTAATGCTGCCTAATTTGATTTTTTTATTTTAAATATACTCTATTAATATATAATAAAATGGGTGACGGAACAGGAGTCGGCGATGGCGATTATTGGAGATTGTCTTTAGACATTGATACTCCGACTAAATGCATAGATAATGTAATAGAACAAAAAATATCAAGAGCCGTTAGATATAAAGATCATTCTTCTATTCTACCTCCAAAATCTCGCGATGTTAATATTATTATCTATAGCACAGAACAGTTAAAAGATAAATATGGGGAAGTCGTATTATCTAATAAATTGGCATAAAAGAGAAGATTTATCGAAATGCTGAACTGATGCAAACTTATGGAAGAGATAGCGCCGAGTCCATATGAAAAAGAATAATTTATCTATTTCCCTCATATGTTTCGGACTTTAATTTTTATTTTTTTGTAACAAAAAAATATATAACTATTGTTTAGCATGGAATCAGCTGCGTTTATTTGATAATACCGCATAACACATGAAATATATTATTTTTTTTCTACCCAATAATATATATACTAAAACCACTGTTTCTTTGAATTGGCTAATTTCTATATGGATATTATAAAAATACATATTTATAAAAGATAGAAAATGGAGGACATCTTGAAGGTATTTGAATATAATGGCCGCAAAATTAAAACTTTCGTAGATGATAAAAATGTGGCTAGGGCTTTAGAATATAAAGAATACACTAAATGTGTCTAAAAATATGTTAGCGACGAGAATAAAATAAGACTAGGAGATCTCATATCAATCTAGTCCATCTTGGATGGTTTAAAAGGAAACGAAAAAAACGCGATATATATTAATCAACCTGGTCTATTTGCCTTGATAATGCAGTCTAAAATGAAAACAGCCGAAAAATTCAAACGGTGGGTATTAAGTGAAGTTTTACCCCAAATATGCGCCAAAGGTTATTATATTCTACTAAATATGGACAGATTATTTGCGGTGCTCTCTATAACATATATCGCGCTTTATTATAAATGGGGTCAATATATGGTGCCCATAGTATTGGGCTTATTTTTAAATGGCATTTCGGAGCTATTCGGACGTGCAGGATACATAAATATATTCTTCGTGACGCATTTAGCATGGCATTTATTGGCATACTATACGGGATATATCATCGTGATGACATAAGCGGATATATACATGCCGCATACTTATTTTTTTGGACCGCACAGAGCGCATATCATAAATATTATTTCTCATATTTCTCATATTTCTCATATTTCTCATATTTCTCATATTTCTCATATTTCTCATATTTCTCATATTTCTCATATTTCTCATATTTCTCATATTTCTCATATTTCTCAT